CCTCTGCAACAGGAATCAGGCTCATCAGTATACTCTTAAATCTCTCTTGAATACTTTGAATTGCTTTTGTGCGTTCTTGTAGCTTCTTAATTGAAGCTGTTGTTTCTGTAGAGCTATCTTTGAGTGCGTCAAGGTCACCGGACAACAACATTGCGAGATCGGCAGTTGATTCAATCCCGTCGATAGCTCCTACGTAGAATTTGCGCTCAAAATACGACATGCTATCGAAAGCCTTACCGCTGCTCAAAAGAGCGTCTCTAATCATCTCAAAACGCTTGGCTGGCTCTTTGGCCATCATGAGATCCATGGCGTTCACAAAGTTACCGCCAAGTGCAGCATTAAGTTTACCAGCTTGAGTTGCAGCGCCTTCAAAAGTATCAAACCCTTCGGAGATCCTAAGCAACTTATCCATCTCTATGCCGGTGGACTTAGACACGATAGCCAGATCTTTAAACGCTCGAACACCCGAACTACCAAAAGCAGCCAACTCGTTACCAGCAGATGCAAAATCTGCTTGCATTTGTTGAGGAGTCACGCCAATTTTCTGTGCTAAATCATTTAACTCAATGCTGGCGCCGGCTGCTTCTTTCGCGCCCATGCTAAATGCCTTCATTGCAATCTGAGTGGCTTTTCCAAAGTCAGTTAAGCTCACACCCTGCTTTTGCAGCAAAGCGCCTGTATTGGCCACTGCGCGCTGGTTTTCAATTGACATCATGGAGAACTCTGTCATCTCTCCACGAAGTGCGGTGTGTGCTTTATAGACTTCATCGACCTGAACTCCATAAAATGACATCGCCTGAACATCACCCATAATCGCGTCAGCAGTTTCGCGGGCAGCACCGGTGGCTGCCATGAATGACTTAGCTGATTCATCGGTCATGAACGCTAATTGGATTATTGTGTTGACAAGACCCTTTAAAACACCACCCAACGCTGCCTGAGAAGCTTTTAGGATGCCTGCCTGACGAATTTGAGAAACCATGCCCGCGATGGCATCGACATTAACTAAATTATGTTGACCATATACCGCGGTGAGGTCCTCAACGCCGGCCGATAGACTTTTCATCGCCGTCTCTTGGTTTTGGATAGCCTCTGTGTTTCTCTCGCGTTGTCGAGTGTTCTCTTGTATGGTTTCTATTTCTCTCTCGGCGGCTTCTATCTGTTGTTCGATAGCGGCGGTGACGGATGCATTGGCTGTGCCGCGCTGGTTGTTGAGAGCTATTTCAGCTTCATATCCCTCAATTAGGTTTTGCTGGCGCTCAGTTGCTATTCGAGAAAGCTCTTCTTCTCTGCGCCTAGCATCATTCATAGCGTTGGCACGGTCTTCCTGTCTCGAGAGGGCTGCGCTTGCTCTATTAAGAGTTTCTACGTATGCTTCAAGTCGAGCGATTTCGGCTGGATCACCAACAGTGGCGCCGGCGGTGGCAGTGCCGGCGGCGCTGTTGATAGCACCTATGATAGCCTGTTTAATTGCTTCTAAATCTGCTGGTGTGACTGCCACAAAAAAGTTCCTTACTCAGTAAATAGTTGCCACAAAAAAAGACAAGGTTTTACCCTTGTCCATATTTTTTGTTAAATGTTCTTGGCGCGTTGTGCTCTGTTAAAGTATGGGTCTGTGAGTTAGAGCCACCTCTACCGCGAGAAGCTTGTTCAATAGCCTCTTTCTCTGCCTCTAACTGTTTAACAAGTCTTTCAACAAACCATTTACGCAAACCAATTGGTAGATTATAAGATTCACCTATCGACCAGCCTCCTGAATATTTTAAAAAGAAGAACTGCTCATAGACGTTCTCCATGTAATCAGGCGTCAGGCCAAAAAAAGTCCGCGTTAAGCGGGACCTCCATGTCCTGCTCGTGGCCGCAGTTATTACACTCGAAATGCTGTGTTAGATCCACGTTTGGGGAAGCTGCTTTGTATGCCTGTCGAAGATGACGGACATCTACAGATGGCAAATTCTCCACAACATAATTAACTGCTTCACTGGTTGTGTTATCGTTTACCGAAACGATCATATTCAAAAGCTGACGGGTCACATTTCTTTCGTGCACTTTTTTGTTCTTACGATCCATCTCAACACCCTCAATCAAGCGGCGCTCATCAGCGCCCGTTAGGACTCTGAAACCAATATTGAGGCCGGTGCGCGGAAGCTTGGTTGTAAAAATTCCATCCGTAGCTGTATCAGTAACGAACTCTTCTACGTCAGAGCCCGAATAAACATTTTGTTGATTTAAATCAAAATTATACTCTTGCACAGTGCCACATGCTGGACATGTAACCTTAGTGTTATACTCATTCCCATATGCCGAGATTCTTGCTGCAATAATGAGGGCGTTTCTATCCCCAACAAGCAGCGTGTCAGCATTAATAGACTTATCAATGATAATGCTGCTCAGGACGCGATCTAATGCTACGCCCTTTTGGAGCAATGAGCGAGAAGTCAGCATATCTTCTTCTTTCGCTGTCATTTGTTTGATTTCAATCGTGTCTTTCCCGTGGAGGGGGTGACCTTGCGGATACAACATGCCCTTAGAAGGCAGGTCGATTATTTCTGTTGGAACAATAAACGAAAAGTCATTATTCTCTATATTTTGAGCTAATTGCTGTTGGGTTGCAGCATCCGCATCGAACTGCGAACCCAGTCTATCACTATTTCTTGACAATATACACCTCTTTTGAAATATTGTGTGAAAACATTATAGCATGTTTAAATACTGTGTTGTACTATGATTGGAAGAAAGTGTTGCCGTCATTACCGCCGGTTGCGCGAGACGTACCACCGAAGGTTTGCAGACGAGCCCAGTCATATCTGATTTCACAGGTCATTTCAACCAAGTCATCAGTTCCATAGGCAAGATCACCATACTTCACGTTAGTAATAAATGCATTCCAGAGGGTCCACTTTTCAATTTCGTTACCGTCGCCATCAAGCTGAGTAATGTACACCGCACCCAGTGCGCCAGCGGCACGGGACTTCGACATGGAGCCAAGTGAGTTGGGGTTCGAAGGTGGAGTATATCCTGAAAGGTTAATGATATCCGAAAGAGTAGCAGTCATGTCAGGATCGCGAGGATCGACAAGAGTCATGTTGATTGGATCCCAAGTAACGGCACCGGGGTAGTAGAACGTGTGGTTCAGGTACTGGTGTTCCGCGGTATTGATAGTAAAGGCAGGCTTGTTGATAGACTTAGCATACCACATGAGAGAACCTCCTTGTGGGGCGCTAATTCCTGTAAATTCTACCTTAAACCTAAACTGACGTTTAGGGTCTTTGAGTTGTGTGCTTTCGGCAAAGTTGTCTGACCAGAATGGCATTGTAATTGGCTCCTATATTCAATTTTAAATAGTGTTCAGATTATTTTTAGTCATCAAATGATGCGCCGGTTGAAGCAACCACGAAGTCAATCGCAATGTATTCGATTGCACGTGCTGGCTTAACCATAATCTTGGCGTACATGATGTTTTGATCAATAAGATCGGGGGTTGTTGTCGATTCGTCAAGAACCAACTTGTAGTCAGAGATACCGAAGTTACTCTTAACATTTGAGAGGAACGGCTCAACGAGGCCGGTGAAGCGGTTCCAAGTAGTTTGTACGTTCTGCTCAAAGAGAATCTTAGTAGAGATTCTTGAAATTTCCTTCTTGAGGAAGATGACAAGGCGTCTAACGTTGATTCTGTCCAGAGCGGATTGACGCTCTTGCAGAGTTTTCTGGCCGAATACCACGATTCCGGTTGATGGGAAAGAGGCAATCGGGTTAATGTTAGCTTCGTAGAGCAAGTCGCGCTCCTTAGAAGTAAGCTTCTCGGTCACTGCGCTAATTGGGATTCCAGCAGCACCTTCGGTAAGACCACCGCGGTTGAAGCCGGCGGGAGCGAACCAAAGTTGTGCTTTCTTCTCAGAACTTGCAAGGACGCCGAGCATTGCTGCACTTGGCGGAAGCCAAACGGCGGCGCCAGTGTTCTCATCGCGAGTCTGAACCCATGGGTAGAAAGTTGCACCGTAGGAAGAATCAATCTTACGGTCTCTAAGCGCAGTGGCAGCCGCTTGTGGCGTGGTTGCGATACGAGATGCCAAAGTTTTCTTAGTGCTGTATTGGCCTTCGTGTGTGGGTAAGTAGACATCTGGAAGATCAATAAGGGCCATCGCATCAGCACGACGCTCACAAACATCAACAATGTGTCTCGTAAGTCCATTCTGAGTAAGACCGGGGAACGTAATCAAGTTAGTCTCGACCACCTCTGGGTCAGCAACAGTGTCAATTGCCTTCTTAATAGTGTAGTAAGCTGCACTGTTATCATTATTGCTCGCGGCTGATATTTGGCGATTATAAAGAGGATCCGGAAGGTGCACATTAAATCCATCAAAGCCGCCCCAGAGTGGTGCCGTGAAGGAGTTGAAGCCCTTATTAAGAAGCGCCTGATAACCATTTGCTGAGGTGTAGGAGCGGTGCTCGTCGGGCAATCCGCCGCGGCGGGAGCCAGAGCAGTACCACATTAAGTTGCCGCTTGAACCAGCCGATTCAACCAAATCATCCAAAGTGAATATAGTGCTGAATCCGTCAATACCGTTAAGAGACAGTGTTGAGTTGTCGGCGAGTGCCGTAAAGTTGTTATTAAGCATCTCGGTCAAGGAACCAACACTAGCGTCATATCTCAGGGAACCCGAGGTTCTACCAGTCATGAAGCCGAAGAATGCGTTACGGGGATCAGAGACGCCACCATCAGAGGCGGAGTGCCTAAGCAGTGGGCGAGGCATCTGAATATTGAAACTCGCAAAGTTTGGCGTGCCGTGAAGACTCGACATGGAAAGGAACGAACAGCCGGCAAATTGCAGTGTAGATGGCTGCGC